GACATGTCAACTTCCCAAGCTACCTAGTATTTAGGGGTTGTTTGGATCGAGACCTAGATCAATAAGATACTCTCTCCACCATGCTTCTTTTTGTTTTTTCCATTGCGGAACTTCACGACCTTGCTCTGAATACCATTCATATAGAGCTTCGTCAATCTTCTCTGAGATTTCCAATTGCCTAATCCTCTTCTGTAGAATGTCCATTTGCATTAATGATCTCTTCCAGTTGTTTCCGAATATCAGCCGAACGATGTTTCTCACGCTCGGAATGCTTATAACCATATTTACCATGGAAGATAGCGTGACCTTGACAAATCATTGTCATACCAAATCCAAATAGGAGAACAACTCCTATCCATTCTATAATGTGATGTTCAACCATGGCAGTACGGGGGGTATCACTCCAATGAGTCGAAGAAGACCTTCAGCAAAAAGTGCAAGAACAACCCAACCAACACACATACTAATAATCGAAGCATTCCGATTGTGACGGCGTATGGCAGCATCAATCATCTCCTGTACTTCTTCCTTTGTTACAGTCTCGGTCTTCGTTGTACCAAAAATCTTCCCAATCTTTTTTTGAATTTGTGACATCTTCCCACTCAGGTTCGTATAAAGGACATGGTTCTTCCATCAAAGTTTCATTCTTCATTTTGATAATTTCTTCATAGAGTTTGTCTAGGTCCATTCGTCATCCTCCTCTTCGTAATCCCAGACTTCATAAGGACCGTGTTGCATACGCTTTAATTTGTCAGTCTCTGCTCGGAAAGCAGCAGTTTCTGATAACCACAAAGCAAGTTTCATTACAATGAACACCGCTGCTAACGGTGATAGACACAGTAGTAAAACTAGTGATGGGTTCATGACGAATACTCTTGGAGAATTTCGAGAACCTTGTTTAGAGAGTGATGTGCTCCGTCTAACCAGTCATCACTGGCACCGTCGTACATACCCTGATGGATCTCGTTCTTTAGTCTAAGCACTCTTGGTTCGATGTCAACCTTTTGCATTCGTCCTTTTGGCATATGTTTACCGCAAGTTGTAATACTATTTAAGCACAAAAAAAGGGGACCCGTAGGTCCCCAGTGTTGATATCGTGACAGTATCAGGTGAGGTTCGAAACGCGAACTCTTCTGTAATACTGGTTACGGTTCGCGGTAAGTGCCTCAGCATCAGGTGTGCCGTTGCTCTGTACAACGAATGGGTTAGCGACCATGCCGTAGCGGGTCTTGAAGCCAATCTTAGGCTGGAAGGTGCTAGGATCGATCGAACGTAGCATCTGGAGGGGAACATATGGGCAGTAGAAGAGACCACTGTCATATGGGGAGGAACCCTTGTAACCAACTACGTAGTAGTGGGTGTTGGAAACGTTAGCAGAATAAGGATCAACGAAGACCTTAATGCGACCGTTCATGGTTCCGACGAGGAGGTTACCAGTGTCATCGACTTCACCGATGGAAGGACCACCAGCACCAGTTAGACCACTGCTGTAGTCGAGAGTACCCGACATAGCAAGTGCGGAAGCAACGTCAGCAGAAGTGATGATGAAGTTGCCCTTTCCTCTACGAGTCTGCTGTGCAATAGCGTTTGCATCGCGCTCGATTTGGAACATAAGTCCCTTGAACTTTTCAACCGACCAACGACCGTTGCTGTCAACGTCGAGGTCAAATACACCAGCGTTAGCAACGTTGTTCTGAGCACCCGACTTAGCGACGGTGTAAACAGTACGAACGACTTCGCGGTTGATTTCAGCAAGGATCTCGCTGGAAAGAAGGTTAGCGAGTTCTTGCTCAGCATCAAGACCGTGGATTGCCTTAAGGTCTTGTGCTAGTTCTAGAGTGTACTCAGCTTTGAGAGCTCTGGTCTTTGCAGTAACAGAGGTCTTCTCGATGCTGAAGCTCATCTCGTTGAATAGGGTCGAACCCGATCCTAGAACTTCTGCATCTTCTCTAGCGATGTTGCCTGCTTGACGCTCATAGTTAGAAGCAGTTGTACCGCCGCCAGTTGCGTCGTTAAGCAGACCAGGGTTAGCATCGGTAGTACCGCCGTCGCCAAGAGGAGATACGGGATCGTTGTATGCTGCAGGACCCTGAGTGTTACCAGAGAAGTTGGTGTCAGGCTCGTTGTAGAGTGCCTCGGAACCAGCACGTAGTGCGGAACCAGCTTCTTGGTAGTGCGACTTCATCGCAAAGATGAGACCTGTAGGACCGCTCATAGGCTGGACACCACAGATGTCATAAGCGACGAGGTTAGGCATCGCACGACGGATTAGGCTGATCATTACAGGGTCGAAACCTGCAAGTCCACCAGTCTTGGTGGTTAGACCAGAACCCGAAAGTGCGTCACCACTGATAGCACCAACGGTGTTGGATGCTTCGTTGATCATACCACGCTCTTCGCGTAGTTGAGATTCGGTATTTTCTAACAGAACAGCGGTAACAGCCTTTCTATAATTGTCCTTGATAGCGCCAGCGCCCTCATGACCTAGAACAGGTGCCCACTTTTCTGTTAGAGCATTTGCGTTAAACATTTTGTGCTCCTTAGAAATTGGGGGGTGTTATTATTATTTCCAGCGGTTGAGTGCTTGGAGGTATTGTGCCATTACTGGCGATACTTCCTCTGCACCCTCAACTGGGGTTTCATCAGCAACCTCGCTTACGGGTGCTGCCGATTCCTTGAAGTAGGACTCCTTAATGGTCTTGACCTTTCTGGAGAACTCTTCTTCGGAAACAAACTCTACACCTTCAGCAAGTGCAGCGAGTTTTTCTTTCTGAGTATCTGCAAGTCCTTCCGAAACAGTGTTCAGAATGTTGAGTTTAGCAGTCTCATTCAGACGATTTTGTAGTTTCACATTAGCTTTGACCTGTTCGTCAAGGCGCTCTTCCATTTCACGAATCGATTCAGCCATACCTTCAACCACATCGACCTTCTCGTCGGGGATTGCGATATAGTGCTCTTCAAAGAGACCCTTCAGACCTGCAATGAAGTCTTCGGTGATCTCATTTCTGATTCCACGATCAATAGCAACTTGGTTTTGCTCCATCCATTGACCGATGGCGTAGTTCACAGTGCCGTTTACTTCCTCGGAAAGCTCTGCCTTAGCAGCATCTACTTGCTTATCGAGTTCAGCAGCAAAGTGTTCTACAAGTCTGTCATACTCTTCAGAGATTTTCGCCTTGACAGCAGCCTCAAAAATGGTCTTTGCTTTCTCAGCGAACTCTTCAGAGAGTTCTGTACCTTCTAGAAGTGCAGCAACATCTGCTGACATATCTACTTCTTCCATCGAAGGTTTAATGGGATAGGTAACTGCGCTACCTACCTTAGTGCCGTATGCTACTTCCGCACCGACTGTTGGGCGTGCATCAGGCGAATCTCCTGCACGCTGCTGAGGATCACCCGAAACTTGGGAGATAGGAGCAGCAGCTTTTGCTCCAGGATTTTCTTCGCCATCATCATCGTGCTCATTAGGAGTGGTAGAAGTACCACCTAGATCTGCGGGAGCAGCTTGTCCTGCAGGAGCAACGCCAGGTTGGACGGTGGGCATAGGATCCTTTCCGCTTGCAGAACCAGTCTGAGCGTCAGAAACCTGAGAGGGATCACTACCAGTGCCAGGGATAACGTTAGCAGAAACCGTTGGCATTGGATCGCCAGCTTCTACAATCACCTTTTGCTCGGTAACGAACTCCTCAAACTTTTCGTTTAGCATATCTGACATTTGAGTTTACCTCGTGTTTTCCGTATAATTATTCTAAGATTATTTATGAATTCAAAGATTTGAGAGGAAATGCTCAAATACTTTGAGCGTCCTCTCTTCCATGTCACGGCGTGATGCACCGTCCATGTAACGATGGTATTTAGCAACTTCGCGTTCTTGTAGAATTCCGTTGTTCCATACCCATTCTTTACCTTCCATAATTCCATTGACAAATGCGTCAGGAGCGGATGGATCTGCTACAATATCAGCAGCAGTGGTAAGCATAAAGTCATCTGCAACAACGTTGCAGTCTTCTTTCTTTTGAATGCTTCCCATACCACGAGAGGAAACACCTAACTGAACACCTTCGCCTAGCAGATTCTTTGCGATATTTCCCATTGGTGTATCTAGAATCTGTGCCTTGCCAATGAAGTTATTACCCTCAGCGCGGAGACTTGTGATTCTGTGAGACACTCTATCAAGATTAATAGTGGGTCCATCGGGGTGACCGAGTTCACCTAGAGCACGCTTCGACTTCACATATTCCTCATTGTATCTCTCTACCTCGCGGTTGAGAACTTCAAAAGGATACATGCGACCGTTGCGGTTCTTTAGTTCGGACTGAAGAAAAACACCTTCAATGTATAGAAGTTTCTTTCCGTTCTTTTCCTCAGTGAGGATTTGAACTTCTTCAATCGTTTCCGTTATCAGTTTCATCGGTTGCTTCCGTTTCGGTTGGTTCATCAAAGAATGTATTCGCTACCACTTTCTTGTAGTCTGCCATAGCATCAGATGCTTTGGAAAACAAAAGATCATGGATCGCATCAATAGCATTGGCTCGTTGGTTATCGGCAATTTGATTGACGATATTAACTTCGCCTTGATGCGAATTGACTTCAGTGTGTTCTGCCATAATAAGGATTCAGTATAATTTATTTAGTAGATGCGGAAGGTGACGGTTTTGCAGAAGGCATTTTCTTTGCCTTATCTACTTCCCTTTCCGCGGCTGAGTCAGCAGCAAGTTCTTGTCTTTCTGCTGCATCGTCTGCTTGAATGTCTTGAATTTCTGGAGCAAGTGCAGCATTCTGTTGCTGCATAGTATCCAGCATATTCTGCTGAGCAGGATCGATAGCAAGACCAGAAGCAATGTCGCCCTTCATTTGCTTATCAATTTCCTTCATATCCTTATCAGTCTGACCTAGGATATGACGACGAACGTACTCTACAGAGAAATACTTTCCAACAAAAGGATCCATTTGAGTGACAGTCATCATTCTCTGGTTCATCATTTCAATTTCTTTTAGTTCATTGAAGTGATTATCAAACAGGAAATCATACTGAACATGCTCTTTCATGTCATCCCAATCTTCAGGAGAAATTACTCCTTTGAGAATGAGTTGAGTCTTGAGCATGTCTTGGAACATCTCAGAGAATCTCTTACGGAGACGACCAATGAACTTCGTGAACTTAAGTTCGTCACGGAGGACTTCAGTTGTTTTACCGAGATTAAATCCTTTGTTATCGTCTGTGAGACGAGAGGGAGGAAGATTGAGAGAATTGTAGAGTTTCTTTTTAAAATACTCCACATCCTTGAGTTCACCAAGGTTCTGTCCGCCAGGTAGAGTTGTGATTTCAGTGCCACGTCCACCCTCTCTGCGAGGTAACCAAAAATCCTCAAGCATACTCATATGCTTTTTGTCATCACGCATCTCACCAGTGTTTGCGTCATACACTAGCTTGTTGCGATAACGACTCATGACATCACGCAAGTATTGTTCTGCCTTGACCTTGGGAAGATTACCAACGTCAATGTAAAAAATTCTACGCTCTGGTGCGCGTGATAGTCTATAGATAACAAGAGAATCTTCAATCATTCTAAGTTGATTGAGAGACTTGATTGCCTTGTGAAGGAAACCAAGAGTCATTCTTTTGTTCAAATCTTGTAGTCCAGATGGGCAGAACGTAATAGAATCTACTGCCATCTTGACACCCTGAGACAGTGACATATCGCCAATTGGTCCCAGTACACCACCTTTGTAAAATCCTTTTGGATTGTACAGATAGTAATCAACAAACGTTCCATATTCATGCTCAAGTGCAGTGCCTTTAATTGCTGCACGAGCAAGAGAATCTTTTGGAGTTGTATCGATTTTTTGACGGACCTTCTTGATCTTCATCGGATCAATATAACGAAGTTCCGTAATACCTTTCTTTGGATTATCTAGATCGATTACTTTGTGGTAGAATAGTCTACCGTCGATATACCAAGATCTGACAATCTCATGTGCGCGATTGTCAAAATTCAACAGACGTTTGATATACTCAAACTCATTACGAATTTTTGTTTTGATGCCTGCACCCATCGGTAGATTATCAAGATTGATTTCTACTGGAGTGTCGTGTGCATCACTTACAATAAATTCATTCACAACTTCATCAACAGCACTATCAACCTCAGGGTGTAGTGCCATATCACGATAACGACGGATCATTTCAAACTCATTGCGAGCCTGATTATCCGTGTCTACATACGTTCCATAATATCCACCTGCTGCTACAGCAATTGCCTCATCAGCATTAGGAGGGACAGGGGACTGACCCTTCTGACCCTCCTTGCGATTAATTTGGAAGCCAAATAACTGACTCATGACTACCTATTCAAATGGTGTGCTTCCAACTATTTATCACTCCACAGGAATGCTAGAAACTCCATCTCTGCTTCCTGCCTGAGCAGTAAAGTAAGAATACTGCCACTCAACAGTAAACTCTTCAATCTGATCATTGCTATCATAAGCAAGATCGATAGGAGAAACGTTGGTTGGGAAGCAATACTCTAGGTTGTAAGTTCTAAGAACCGAACCAGTAAGAGTGGAATCTTTCTCTAGTTGAGAAACTGCTAGTCTTGCCATATAACCACCAGTTTGAGATGGTGTGAACAGAGGAGCAGTGTTTGCCTCGTGGGTGTTGATGCTGTTTGCCCACTGCTCGAAGAAGGAGCGAAGCTTCATGTCCTTATCATTGAAGAAGGTTGCAGACCATGTATCGAAGGTGCGGTCACCTGCGATCTTGACTGTTCTTCCTCTGAAAGGAACTTCGATAACACCTAGGTTAGAACCTGGGAGTGCAGCAGACTTGCATAGGATGTTGGTGAGATTAAGATCCTCACCACCCTTTGCGAGTGGCGAAGGAAACTCAATGCTCACTTGGAACATATTGGGCTTGACGCCCTGACCGATAGTTTGTAAAAACTGACTTACGTTAGACAGTGCCATTTGTGTTTACCTCGTAATTTTTTCTCTATACTCTACTAATTATCTACCAATTACTTCACTGAAGGAGACTCCAGTTCTTGTAGCAGTAACTGTTACTGTTACGTAATTGATCGAGCGAGTTGGCTTGAGGTAGAGTTCCGCAACAAACTCGTTTCTGTCAATAACTTCAGGTGTGTTGTTGCTTTCGTCGCAAACAACCAAGAAGTCAGTTAGACCTCTGCGTGCCTGAACTTCCTGAAGATAACCAGTCATAGAAGCATTGAAACTTCCACGAGTGACTTCATCATTCTGCTCAAAGAGTACGCCTTCAGCAAGACCTCTTGCTCTCTTCTCAACATTGAGGAAGAGACGACGAACGTTGATACGATCGAATGCAGAAGGTGAAGCAAGACCAGTCTTGTCTCCAAAGAGAACAGGACCAGCGCCTGCCATTGCTACAATAGGATTGATTCTATTTGTGTAGAGATCATCACGTTGTGCCTTGTTAGGATTGAATGCTAACTTAACAACGTTCTGTAGACCACCACGGTTTAGACCTGCTGGGGAGAACCAGTCGTCTAGAATTGTAGAAGTAGAAACACAGAGACCAGCAACATCACCATTGCAACCGATGTAACGGTACTTATCGTTGAAACGATCGTAGGTGTACTTGATACCACTGTCTAGAACAACATAGGAAGAAGATCCGATGTTATCCATGAAATCAATTGTGTTAGCAAGTTGAGTTGCTGGGGTTAGTGCAGAACCACCAGAGGTTGCTACTTGAGCACCACTCCATGGGGAGATGAATGCAATGCAATCCTTTCTGCTGTTAGCGATAGCAGCAACTGCCTGTGCCTTAGCGATAGTGTCGGTTTCATCAGCACCGTCGCCACCCATGAGAACAAAATCGATCTCGGTTTCTTCGGTGTCTAGGAATAGATCATACGCTGCTTGAATTTCGCCAGCAGTGTATGCATAGTCATCAGAACCACCAGATAGAGAACCACCTGCGGTAGGTAGGATTCTTGCAAGTTTTAATGGAGCAGCAGCGGTAGCACCGTAAGATGCTGCAGCAGCA